ATTACAGGAATAGAGATAGAAGAACCAGAGTCAATTGACTTAGTAGTTACTAGGTCTAAGAAAAGCTGCTTACGGTCAAATGCAGTTAGTACTGAACCGTAATAGATTTCTAAAGAGTTATCCATTTCTGTAGGAAGCCCACGAGGGGTTGAAGAGTTGTTACCGATATTGTTTACTGTTAATGCCATGATTATTTACCTTTAATGATTGATTATAGTATTGTGTAATCTCAGCTTTCTTCATTAGTCCTCTTTAAGTTATCCTTCATATCCAAACGCATTTTCAACTTAGGGCTTACAGAATACTTATAAAAACAAGCATCAAGGTTACTTAGTTTAAACAGGTCTCGCTGTATAGTTAAATTAAGATAGGTAGGATTACCCGCATCTTAGCTAAAATGTCTTCCTTTAAAAAGAAGCACGAAAGACCAAAGGAGACAAAAAATCAGTCGTGCTATTCGGTTACAGAATGCCTCGTTTACGTGCGGCTAGATAACGACTATCTACCATTTTTGTATACTTAGCATCTTTGCCATATAAGCGATTAGTAGCAGCTTTCTGCCATTCATTCTTATCAGCAAAAGGCTGAAGTCCACTAGCTCCTGCATCCCCTTCTAAACGTCTAGTTTGTTTAGGGGCAGAAGTATCATATTTAAGTTTCATATACTCTAGGGTACGTAAAACTTTATCTTGGTCTAGTGAATCAACAGCTTCGTTGTATTCTTTAATTACATCTTGTGACATATTGTCAGAAGCCCAATTGACTACATCAACGTAAGCCTCTTGACCACCTACTGAGTTGTAGATTGTATCACGTACTGAGTTAGCATAGGACTGTTGACCTTGGATGTAAGCATCTACCTGAGCTTTGTTAAACCCAAGCTTTTCTAACTCCTTGTAAGAGTTATCAGATAAAGAACCATTATCAACTACTTCCTTTTCATATTTAGATACATCCATTGTAGGGGTATCTGTAGGAGTAGTTTCCTCTGACTCTTGTTGAGGCTCTTGTGGAGCTTCCTCTTTAGGTTGTCCTAGTTTCTTTTGAAGTTCATTGTAAGCAGCAACTAAATCTTCTTGAGACTTAAACTTACCTGCAATTAAATCTTCTTTCTCAGTGCCATCTTCGTTATAGCCATCTGGTACACCCTGAGCTTTCTCTTCTTGAGATTGCTGTGATTCTTTATAACGTGCCAAGGCTTCTTGTTCTTCTGGGCGTAGCTCTCGTTGAGGCTCACCTGAAGGGTCTGTGATAGTATTATCTACTACTTGATTGTCTACTACTTCTTCCGACATATTTACTCTCCTTTAGGAGCTGCAACCTTACGTGCAGGTTTAGTCTCTTCAACTGGAGTCATATCAATAGAGTTAGGATAGCCTTTCTTAGCTTCTTCTTCTTTATCACGTAAGAAGTAATCTGCATCTGTGATAGTATTAGGGTTCTTTTTCTTTAACCCTTCTTGTTTTAGTTCATATAAACTTTTAGTCTTAGCCATTATGGTCTCCTTTATAGCTATTATTGTTGAGGCGTAGTTGCCCCGTCTACTAGGTTACCTGCTCCTTGAGCTAGTAACTGTTGTTGCTGTTGAGCTTGTTGCTCTTGTTGTAACTGTTCATCTGATTTGATAAGGTCAGTTGTATCTAGTGATAAGCTGTTAGCAATTCTATCAATATAGTTAGCTACATTCAAACGACTTAATACAATCTCAGGTGAACCTAGTTCTTGAATCAACTGATTAAACTGACGAATCTTGTCTAGTTCTACGTTTCTACCTAAAGCTTCTACACCTGTTACAATTACCATCTCAATACCAAGTGACTCGATATCAGCTTTTGATTGCGCTAGTAATAAGTAAGCTAGTGGACGTTGTAGCTCAAGTGATAAGATACTGTATACACCCCCTAAAGATTTCTCTAGGTCAGCAGCAATATATCTAATCTCTGTAGCTGTAGTACGTTCACTATCACGTGCAGCACTTGAGGCTACTAAGAAGGCTTGTTCTAGTCTCTGTGTCAAAGTCTGAATCATATTCATAGGAACTTGTAGGTCAGCCCCTTTATCAACACGTAGAGTAGTAATATCCTGTTCTAAATCACCTAGAATACAAATACCATTCTCAGCTTCATTAATATCATCTACATCAACTGTTGAACCTGGACGTTTACCAAATACAACTTTAGACATCACAGATGATGCTTCTAGTAATAGCTGATATAATGCTTCTAGTGAGCGGAAGTCACCTAGATACTGTTCGACTAAACCACGACCATAACTCTCACCATTGATAGATGTCCATCGTAGTGGGATGAAAGGGAGCTTGTTGTCTTCTGTATAGGTTACATCTGAACCTTCTACAAAAATATCTTCTACTTCCTGGAATTCATACCAAGTACCTTCACGCTTAATAGCACGTGTATAGATAGTCACCATCGAAGTATCTTCTGCTTCTGGTCTTTCAGCCAAGCTTTCTAAAATGTCTTCTGGTAGTGTATCTTTAGTCAAAGATTCTTTACAAATAATCTCCATTGGATTACCTGCGTAATCACGTAAGACTACATAGTTAGCCATCTTGTAGCTTTTAATACCTTTCTCTGTTTTGTACAGAAGAGCATTACCACCAATAATTAGTGATTTAATAGCCTCAAAAATAGGAACACGTAAAGCTTCTCTTTCGATTTGCTTCATTAGCTCTTGTTCAAGGATTACTAAGTTTCTTTCTACCTCTTCTTGTCCACCTTGTTGTTGTTGTTTAACAAGCTCAATAACTTCTGGATTAGGTAATAATCTAAAGAAGCTAGTATTAGGTGGTAGTAAAGCTAGTAGTAGTTTACTTGCCAGGTTATGTACAAGTTGACTACCTACTGCCTGATAAGGTGTATCTAAGTCGTCTGTTTCTGTGTGACCATCATCGGTTACAACAGAAGGAATAGTAAGTTGTGAACACTCTCTTGCTCTATCAAGAACAGCGGAGCGGTCAGCATCTAGCTTAGAAAACTTTTCCTTTGATGAAGAGGCTTGTGCAATCAGTTCTTCAACTGTATATGTTTCACCTGCCATTTATTTTCCTTAATCTTTTTCAATCCAATTCACAGCCCAAGCTAAATCAATAGTAGCTCCTGTGTTTAGTGTAGAGGCTACTATAGCAAACTTTTGTCCTGTGAACAAAGACAACCCAAGTCTTGATGCTTCTACATCTGATACACTTGAACTTGCTGGAGTATTTCCATGTGAAGCTGAACTATAGGTATATAGTGTTAAAGCTACTTGACCTCCTGTGAAGCCTGTAGCTGTTGTGTTTACGTCTAGTTCACTACCCACTATATCTACGTAAGCTCCTCCTACCTCTTCTACTCCCCCTACTAACTGAATACAAATTGGTGTATCAGCACTAGGGTTATAAGCTAAGATTTCTAAATGTTGCATCAAAGCTCTAAGGTTAGGTATAGTAGTTGTATTTCTAAATATAGCTATAGGGATTGTTGTATTCCCTACACTTGTTTTAACTGCTTCTCCTACGGTATAGGGGTAACAGTGAGGCGTATCACCTCNCATTATAATAGAAGACATNNGCTATCCTTATGGAGTAGTTGTTCCAGTGCCTACTGAAGTTCCTGCAGCCTCACCACCAGTCATAGGAATTTGTAGTGACTTAGTGCCTTGCTTAACGGCTTCACGTTTACGCTTCATTTCTTCTTCAGGTGTTACTGCTTCTTCTTGTGTAGCAGCTTCAGTTACAGCAGGTGCAGCAGGAGGAGGAACAAATACTGGCTTTTCTACAACACCACCACCACCTTTACCACCACCTGCGTTAATACCCATCACAGATACAAACCCTTCTCCGTCTAAACTATCTTGGAAGAATCCTGCTAGGCGTAGTCCAACAAACTTTTTCATAATTAATTCCTTATATTTACTTTACTTTTTAAATTTTTAAATACTCTATTGACTTCTTCTACTTCGTAGATATAGGTTTCATATACCTTAGTACCATTTAACTTTCTACTAATCTTTTTAGATGCTTCTGAGGCATAATAGTTTTCAAGTGGAAGTTGAAGTAAGTCACTTATATAACCTGATTGTAGTGATAGTAAGTAAGTAGCTCTTGAGCCTCTATGCTCAGGTAGAACGTAGAGGTAGGAGTTACCTATTGTAGGTGGCCGTAGTCCAAAATATGTATTATAAATGTAACTAGAAAACCCTATTACCTCACTATCTCTTACCGCTAGGTAGATAGACCAATGGTTATTCACAAAGTCCTCTATACTAACTGTACCTTCTCCAAAGATTTCCTGACTTAAACTAATAAGCAAAGCTTCTAACTCTTTCTCAAAGGTATGGTCGTAGAGTACAATTTTTATTGGGTTATTGTTCATTGTCGTTTACTCTCAATAGATTCAAGAATATCTGATAAATACTTTATAACCTGTTGTCTCCCAATCAAGATACCTAGTTCCTCTTTTTCAATAGGTCTAGTAGGTAGTTGGTTGGGATACTTTTCTAATAAAACTTCTATAACTGTATCTAAAGAAGTAGTTTTAGTTAGCTTCATAGTATCCCCTTTTGTAATCTTAAAGTTTATCTTTATCTAATAATGTCCATTCTTTTAAAGTGATGGATTCCATAGGCATATTTGCGTACCATTATACTGATGCATATTAGCTAATCTCATAGTGTTTATAGCATCATCAACAGTCAATCCTTTCTCCTCATAAGCAGCTACAACAGCTTCCCACATTTCTTGTTCTGATGTGAGTCCATCAAGAATCTTTGTAGCTTTTACTTTACCTACTCTTGGGATACCTGTGTAACCATCTGAAGGGTCTCCCATTAAGGTTTGTAAGTAGGCGTAGTAAGTAGCTTCTTCTTTAGTTGTCTCAACAAACTCGTCTGTGTGATAGTTGTAGTGAGTGCCTTCTGTTTGATATAATACATCTTTATCAATAGCACACAACAAATACTTATCTGGGTTAGTAGTCTTTTCATATACCACATAATCATCTGCTTCCATACCATCAATCACTATTGACTTGTACTTGTCTTTTGAGTATTGTAGTAAGGCATCATACCCTAAAGGCTTGTTGAGGTTCTTACGATTCTCTTTGTAGCCTAAAGGATTCTTGTACCTAAAGTTATTGCTACCAGTATAAACTAGAACAACTTCCTCTAGGTCAACAGCACATAATATATTTTCTATAAATAAATCAAATGAAGAGTAGCATTGGTCTAAGTCTGTTTCCAAAGTTACTGAGGGTTCTTCAAGCCCTAGTGATACTTCTAGCTCATTCCAAACTGTTTTCTCTTCAATAGCAAAACCTACTTTATATAATAAACTATCAGCATCAACTAAGGCAATCATATTACTCCTCCGTCTCTTCTTCTTCAACATAAGACAGTTCGATATCACCTACAATAGTTTCTACTTCTTCAACACTAATATGGCCGTCACCATCTAAAGCTTTTTGAATTGCTTTATCAACAATAGAGTAACTTCCTTCCATGTGGTAATAGTGTAAGTCAGCTTTACTCACAAACTCAGCAATTAAGCTGTTCATAAACTTCATTGTAGACTGCATCCCTACTGGCTCGTCTAAGGTCATAGCTACAGCCTGTAAGTAACAAATACTATACTCAGTATATAGTGATACTAAGTCAGCTACTTGGGTAGGTGTAACTCTTTCTGAGTCAGCCGCAATGATAACAGAAGACTTAAAATCTTCTTTGATTGACTGAGGGTCAGCCATATTATATGTTTTTGTTAGTGTTTTTAATAAGCTCATATTGTCTCCTATAGACTTGTTGGCATCTTTTCTTTTATTGATTTTTCTACTTTATCTTGAAACCTAGCTTTGCTCCATCCAAAGCAATCTTGACACTGGAATCTTTGGTATCTAATCCCTGCTTTTGTTGAATAAGTTCCTCTCTTCTGTAAGTGAGTACCACCACATTTAGGACAAGTATAGCTATCTTCTTGTTCTGGTGTGTAGATGGTAGGGTGGTTTGGATACCACGGTTTTAACACATTGTATAACTCTTCTAAAGAGATTACATCCATAATGTTATACGCCATCATCTCTTCCCAAGCTTCTTCATTGCCTAGTAAACATTCTTTCCACAAACTATAACCAGGAAACTTACCATGTTTTAACTTCTTATCTTCACATAACTTATCAGTTAAGTATTCTAATTTGTTAGATGTAAAGTTAAAGGTCTTCTTAGCCATCTTTAATGTGTCGATAGTTAAGTAAGGGCTTGGTGGTGTAAAGCCATTAAGAATAAACCTAGCATTAATCTTTTTAATATCAAACTTATCTAGGTTATGACCAATAATCACATCAGCTGCATCAAGCAATGTCCACAGTTCTGAAAGTAAGTCATAGTCGTCTTCTAGTGTGTTTCTACAATCACTGTAAATAATGTTGTCTTTGTTAGCCCATTTAGCACAATAAGATAAGATATACCAATCATCTTTAATCATATCTAGTGATAGGTTGTTATCCCACAGTTTCCATACTGCTCCAAAGATAGGACTTGTTTCAATATCTATAAACAGTATATTAGGTTGATTGCTCATTTTACCATCCCCATTGTCCTGTTAACCTGCGGCTGAGTAGTCAGCTACTCGTTGTTCAAAGAAGTTAGTTACATTGTCAGCACTAATAATCCAATCTAGCCAAGGGTAGCGGGTTTTCTTTAACACCATAGTTACCTTTAAGTCCTAGTTGAATCAATCGTCTATCAGCAATATAACGGATATACTCTTTTACTTCAGCTTTTGTGAGACCTTCCACATCACCCATCTCGAATGCCAAATCGACAAATTTATCCTCAAGCTTAACAGCATCTCTAAACATCTGGTATATATCAGCTTTAAGCTCATCTGTAACA